CTCAAATCTGAGACGCAACTGGACGCAGAATAAGATAGCAAGCACAAGTGGGACCCCCATATTCGGGACCACCTTCTTCAGTACCAACATAAAGGTACTGCCCTGGGTTCTGGCCGCCTTCATCAAGCTCCCACACAAAAGCGGGGCTCATGGCGGCAGCTTTGGACTCAAAGAAGTACAAATAGTTGTCGATAGTAAAATCACCATCGGTGTTCTTATTAATGAACTTGCAATAATGAGACTGTCCAAGGGCAAAGCGGGCCTCACCATTCAACAAAACCCGATCAGGAATGTAGAACGGAGGAAGAGGCTCACCCGCTGTGTAACGACTAATAAAAGCCTCATACACATTGGTAAAGTCAAGTTGCGGTCCGCTGACAAGGAACCAGCCGGGAAAGTCATCTGGGACAACATCCCCATCAAGTTGGCTAGCGTAGACTGGCGTACCTTGAGAGTTAGCAACACTCATGTTATTGACTCCCATCTTAATGACCGTTTGTCCAACAGGAAAAAGGTCAGAAGAGAGAGCTGGAACTTTAAATTCCCAAACATAAGTAATGAAAACATTACCCAGTTGTTGCCCCGCTGCGAGTGCAGAACCACTCATAAACGAGACTTCACCTTGGGTTTCGGTCGCTTCATCGTTAGCTTCGCCACCAGTGCTGTTGAAATAAGCCTCAGCCAGCTTTGAGGGACGAATCGGTATGGACATTTGTTCGTAAATCGGGGCCTGAGCAAACGCGGGGCTGTTAACAAACTCGTTGTAGGCATCCGGACCAATATCGAGCCCGTCTTGTCCAATGTTATTTCGGAAAGACATGCCCAATGCGCCTTCGTTGTCATTACCCACACAAGGGGCGTAGACAGCTTCGGCTTCAATGAGCGCGTTTTCCTCATACATGGACGCGAACTGGGCAAGATACCCTCCCAACGCTTCAGGTGATAACTCAAACCCGGGCAGGCGAAAACCCAATGCGGGAATTGCCTGATCGACGGCGAGAGAAGTCACCATTTGCGTATCCGCAATACGGACCACGTGTCCTTCCTTGCCAACCTTCTCAGTGAACTGAGGGCCGCCAGAGAAAAACATGGTGCCATTCGCAACATTAGTAGGCATGTTCTTTGTACCAAAACTCGGACGCATAGGCATCTTAATTTGGCCAAAAGGAACAACCTTAAAGTTGCGATACACACCATTGTGTACCATCTGCAGATGGGGGACACCATTGATATGGATGTAACGAGAACCGGGAACAAGACCGTTCCGCGGTATTATAGCATTAGAAACCCCAGAAGTATTGGGGCCCACTCCAAGAGGACGTTTGAGACCTCCCGGAGCCAGCCTTGAGACTCCGTTTGCGCCTTTGCTGGAACTTTTTC